ATCAATTGCTGCCATCGTGTGCCCTCAGATGCCGTGGGTTAGCCGACGAGCGGGGCGACCATCACGTGCAAATGGCCGCCGCAGCGGTTCCAGCGAATGGACGGATCGATGTCGTCGACTTCGACCGACTCGAGTTCTTCCTCGAATTGCGTGAGCATCGCGCCGTAGCCGGTCATCGTCAGCGCGGTATCGGTGAGCAGCGTCGTGATCCGCGCGAACGCCTGTTCGACGTCGGCGCCGCTGGTCGTGAGGGCGCGCGCCTCGACCAGGTAGACCGTGTCCTTGTAGGCCGGGCCACCGAACATCGGGATTTCGGCCGACGAGACGAGCGACAGAATGACAAACCGCGTCGAGCCGGCGGGCGCCTCGGCGAACCACGCGCCATCGGGCAGCAGCACGCGGAGCGGCGCATCCTGCTGCAGGATCTGCAACAACGCGATCGTGACGGTGGCGACGTTAAGGAGTGCCATTGACGGTCAGGCCCATGTCGACGAGCACCTGCGGGATCGGGCCCCCGTAGAGGCCGCGGCGCGTGCGGATCAGCGTCGCGCTAAAGATCGGATTGGCCGGCATCGAGCCACGGTTCGCGCCGATCGCAATGTGCCGCGCCTGGCTACCGCGCTCGAATACGGCCGCGTGTCGCGAGGTATTGATCACGACGCCCTCAGTGCGCGTGGCGTCCGTGTGCATCACGACCGCCAGGTGGTTCTTGAGATCGCCCGTGCGCGTCGGATACCCGGCGTAGATCGCGCTCTTGGCCGTCTGCGCGGCGGTCTCAACCGCCGGCGCGGCGGCCTGCGTCAGATCGGGCGCCAGCGTGGTGAACTGGTCGACGAGCTCCTGCAGCCCCGTCCACTGAAACCACACCGACGCGCCGCCCGGCCCGCTCACTCGACCACCTCCGCGCACACGAGGTTCAACTGCACGTGGCGTTCTTCGTAGTCGAAGATCCCGAGCACCGACAGGCTGCGCCCGTCGTAGAGGAATCGCGTTTTCGTGGTCAGGCCCGTGCGGTACGGCACGGTCACGATATGCGTCGCCATCGACAGCACCGTGCCCGCGGTGATCTGCTCGAGCGACGCCTGCGACGCCGGCGTGATGCGCGCAAACTCGGCCGGCGGCAGGTCGATCCACGACTCGACCCAGCCGGTCCCATCGGGCACGGGCGGGCCGGGTTTCTGGAACAGGCCCTGGTGCAGCCGTCGGCCGCTCGCGATGTACGCGCTGGTCGGACTCATGCGACCACCGGATCGTGATAGGCGCGGAGGAGTTCGCGGATCATCACGCTGAGGTCGCCCTCCCCGCTCGGCCGCGGCACGCCCTCGAGATCATCGCCGCGGAACCGATAGAGCTCGCCGGCCTGCAGGAGAATGCCGGCGACGACGACCGGCGGCACGGTGTCCACCGTCCACGCGGCCGCGGCCGTGCGCCAGAACTCGCTCCGGCCGATGTAGTCGAGGATCGCGGCTTCGGCCTGGTCGGCCATCGCCTGCAGATCCTCGTCGTCGGCGGTTGAGGTGATCCGCAGGCGGCGCTTCACTTGGTCCAGCGTCACGAAGATCGCCACGGCTACGCCTTGCCGTCCTTCCCGTAGTCGCGGCCGCGTTTGACCATCAGCGTCCACGCCTTGGCGCCGTCGCCGGGCCGGGTCGCGGTCGCCTCGTTGCAATGCCAGGCCGAGCCGCCCGCCGTCACGATCTGCCCGACGTTGTAGACCTGGCCGTCGGCGAACACGCCGCAATATTCGAGGCCGGGCGCGCCGTCTTTGCCCGGCGGGCCTGGCGCGCCGTCCGGGCCGGGCTGACCGGGCGGGCCGGGGACGGGCGGCTGCGTCTCGAGCGCCACGAGCCGGTCGCGCATGGTGCCGATCTCGGTCGTGGCGGTGACGAGGCCGGCGAGTTGCGTATCGACGACCTGCACGCGCGTCGCGACCTCGGCGAGCGCGGTCCGCACGACGTCGCGCACGACGGGGGCGATCCCCTCGACCAGGGCGGCGAGCTCCTCGGCGGTCATGCGGCCAGCGCCTTCGTGAGCAGGTGCCGCACGGTCGCGGCGACCTGGTCCGCGGGCACCTGGTCCGCAGCCGGCGCCGCCGCCATCGGCGCGGGCGCGGGGGCCGCGAACGGATCGTTCTGATCCCGCTTAGCCAGGGCCTTCAGCGAGAACATCTGCTGCTGCATGTACGGCGTGTCGCCGCCGGTGACCGGCGGGAGCCCGAAGTATTTCCACCGCGCCTCATCGGGCGACATCGCCCCGGCGCCAATCGCATCCGCCGCGGCTTTCGTCTTGGTGGCGGTGTCCATCCACACCAGGTCGTCGATGTCGAACTGGGTCCCGTACTGCGTGCCGTTGATCGGATCGGCCAGGCCGAGGCCTTCGTCGAGCAGTTGCTCGAAATTCGTCAGCAGCGACTGCAGGCACTGCGAGTAATACAACTGCAGGAGCGGTTCGACGCCGGTCGCAAAGTGCGGCGCCGCGCCCAGGCCGATCATGAACGACGGGACGTGGAAGCAGCTGCACACCGTCTCGGCGGTCCACTTCAACTGCTCGATCAGTTGCGCGTCGACGGCGTTGACGATCATCGCTTCGTACTTGAGGCCGTCGCCGAGCACGGCAACCTTGCCGACGTTGGCGCCGGTGAAATTCTGATCCCAGTAGTCTTTCAACCGTTTGGCGGTCTCGTCGTTGATGGCGCCTGGCGCGGTCAACACGCCGCCGGGGTTGCTGCCGTTGGCGAAAAACTGCGACGAGTTGTTTTGAATGGCGAGGCCCTGCATCGCCGCCAGGCCGCACGCGTAGATCGGCGAGATGCCCACGAGCGGATGGAACAAACAGACCATCGTGTCGTGGATGATTTCGCGCGCCGGCACGGTGATACTCGTCACGCCGAGCCCGGCGAGATCGCCGCCGAGGTTGTCGCGGCTGCACTCGTAGTAGACGCCGCCGTCGGGCGCGACCAGCGGCCGCACGCGCGACGGGTCGAGCACGTAGAGCCCGACCACGACGCCGCGCTGGTCGCGTTGTTTCAAGACGTAGGTGTTGCCCCAGACCAGCTTGGACGTGATCCACTGTTCGACGAACTTGTGCGCGGTTTGATAGCGGTTCGGTTTGCGGAGCACCGGCGAGAACGCCGGGTTGCTCGTCTCCTCCCAGGTCCCGTCGCCGGTCAGCGCCATCAACTGCAGCGCCAGCTTGCCGATGTCGGAGGCGATGAGGGTGACGCACGCGAACACCGCGAAATAGGTCAGCGCGACATCGCGGCGGGCCTCCATGTTGACCTGCCACGCGCCCGTGAACGGTTCGCGGACCGTGATCGGCCACCAGCCATTCGAGCGGCCGCCGACATCCTGCAGCGGCGGCGCCGCTTTGAGCGTGAGCTCGAGACGCCGCCCGAGGACGGTCGCGCCGAACGTCGCCATGCCTACCGGGCCGCCGTGACCGTGAACGTCAACGCGTTGCTCGCGCCGACCGTGACCGGGACGGCCGCGGCGGCAGTGAGGGCGGCCGCGTCGACCGGGGCCGACAGGGCCGTCGCCGACCCGAACGTCGTCGCCAGCGGCGCGCCGTTCCAGGCGACGACGTCGGCGGCCGTGAACCCGGTTCCGGCCACTTGCAGCGTGAACCCGGCCGCGCCCATGACGGCCGTCGACGGGGTGAGACTCGCCAGGACCGGCGCGACGGGCGGCGGGGCCTCGGTCCAGCCCTCGATCGAGACAAACCCGTTCCCGCGCAAGGTTTCCGCCAGCGCGCGATCGGTGACGGCGTACGTTTCGCCTTCAAGATGCGTGGTGCCGTACTCCGTGTGATAGACGCGTGCGGTCACGTCCACCGAGTCATCGGCCATGTTTGGATCCTTTTTTCGACGGGGTGGGGGCCGCGACGTCGCGCACGACGGCGAACCCGTCGCGCGTCAACGCCTCGACGAACGGCTCGGGCACGTGGATCACGTCGCCAACGCGCGGGTACTGGCCATCCCAGTACCCGTCGCGCTGAACTTCCATCGCGATCGTGAGGTCGTCGGGCATGGCGTTACGCGCTATAGGTCGCGACCGTGTACTGCACGCAGCCGGCGCGGGCCTTCTTCCAGTTGATGAACCGCTCGGCGCGCAGGCCGACCAGGTTGTTCTGCCACAACGACGTGAACACCGTCGTCGCCAGCGCCGGATTATCGGGCGCGGTGTCCATCTGCACCGACGCCTCTTGCGACACGTCGATCGTCACGCCGCCGTCGTCCGCGTACAGGATGCAATCGGGCTGCACCAGCGCGACGGTGGTGCCCATCGCCTGGCTGGGGACGACCTGAATGCCGCCCATGACGGTGCCGCCGCTCATGCTGAGATTCGGGAACAACGGTTGCCCAAGCGAGTTCAGCGAGTTGGCGAGGGCGAGCGCGTTGGTCGTCGACATCAGCAGCACGGCGCCGCCGAGCGGGATGTTCGCGGCGGCCATCGCATTCGACAGCGCAACAATGTCGGTGCGCGCGTTGGCCGGCGACGTGCCGGCGGTGGTGATCGGGGTCACGCCGTTGGTCACCGAGCCCGGCGAGACGCCCGCGACCGCGGCCTTGGTCGGGTCGGTGAACTCGGTATCCAGGAACGCCGCGATCCCGTTGATCATGTCCTGGCGGATGACCGCCTCGGCCGACGGCGTCGACGTGCGCGCGAGCTCGAGGGTGATCACGACGATCCCCGCGCACTTCGTGATCGTCAGCGAGATCGATCCGAACTGCAGCTTGCCGACCGGCTTGGGCGCGCCTTGGCCGACCCACTGATACGTGCCGCCGCCGGTCTGCGAGGCGATGGTGACGTTGAACGGGACGTGGCGGAACCCGGAGACGCGGCCGAGAATCGTCGCCGGCCGCAGCAGTTCGAGGAACTCGCTGGTCAGCGGCGTCAGCGGCGCGAGCGGCCCCGCCCAGGTGGCGTCGGTGGTCGTGCCGGCCGCGGTCGCCGCCTTCAGCACGAGCCCGACCTCTGGCGTCGAATCCTCCCAGCGTTTGGCGAACTCGATCGCCTCGTACCGCGACCCCTTGGTCGCCGCCAGCGCCTGGCAGTAGCGCACGAACCCGGTGCCCTTGGGCAGCTGCGAATGCATCGTGATGACGGGGAGCCCGCGCTGCTCGCTGGCCGCGCCCGCGCTCGCCTGGACCGGACGCGCCTGGGCGATCGTGGCGGTCTCGAGCGCGTGCAACCGCACCAGGTGCGCGTCGATCGCCTTGACCTCGGCGGCGATGCCGTCGTATTCGGCCGTCTGGACGTCGTCGAGCGTGGCGCGATCTTCCGCGGCCGTGGTCATGATCGCGGTCAGCCGGGCGGCCTTGGCGGCGCGCGTGTTCTCGTAACCGGTGATCTGTTCGCTGATGGGTTGCATGGCACTTCGGGGGCGCAACTCCCTGTCGCGGGAGGGATGACGGCCAGACGCGGCCAGGTCGAGGGCTTTGATCGACGAAATCGTGGCGCCGGCGTTGGCCGGGATCGCCACGAGCGAGAGTTCCAGAATCTCCGACTTCAGAAAGCGAATCCCGCCGGTGTCCTTGTTGAACGTCTGCTCGATCGGCCGCATCCCGACCGAGACGCCGGCGAGCAGGCCGGTCTTGATGCTCTGCCACGCTTCCTCGATGCGGTCGCGCAGCGTGCCCGGGGCCGTGATCGTCGGCAGCGTCGCCGTGAACCGCAGGCCCGCGGCGGTCGGCCGATCGAAGGTCACCGTCCCGACGGGTTTCTGGGTGTCGTGGTACAGCAGCAGCGGCAGCGGATTGGCGTAGGAGAGGCCGAGCGGTTCGACGATGTCACCGTGGCGATCGGCGGCGGGCGTCGACGCCATGCCGGTGATGGTGCGTTGCTCCTGGTCGACGGCCTTGACCGTCAGCACCGAGTAGGCGCGGGTGAGCAGGGGCACGCCGCACAGAATGCGGCCGGCTCAGCCTTTTGTGCGCCGGAAAGGTCGGCGCTCATCGTAATCGCTCACGAATTCGCTGACCGCGTCGCGGATGATGCCCGACATGCCCGTCCGATTGTCGCTGGCGACGCGTTGCAGATCGAGGCGTTGCGCCGGGGTGACGCGCACATAGATCCGCGCCGTCACCGGCACGTCATGGAGCGGCGGGCGACCGGTCGGTCGTTTGCTCATGGTGTCCCTTTCATCCCACGACGAGAATCTGATACACCGGCGGCGCCTCGCCCGGCGTCACCAGTGGCGCCAATCCCTGCAGAATCGCGTCAATGCCGTCGATCTTGTTCGGCGAGTCCTGGTGCTCTTTGCGCGGCCACAAACTGTCGTCCTGCCCGCGCGTCACGACGGTGTTGCTCGCCATCCACTTGAGACACGAATTGCCGTCGTGCCGGAACCGGCGATGGCGCAGCCGCGTCTCGAGCTCGCGCGCCGGCGCCGTCATGCTGCGCCGGTCCTTGGTGAGAATCGCCGCCGGGAGCCCGTCGTCGTGGAGATTCGACACCAGAATCGGCGAATCCCACTGATCGAACCGGATCGCTTCGACGCGAAACTGCCGGCACCACGCGCGGATGTCCGCTTCGATGCGCCGCTGGTCGATGAAATCGCCGTCGGTCAACTCGAGGATCCCGCTGCGCGTCCACGCCAGATACTCCGGCACCGTGCGCGCCCGGTGTGCGACCACGTCCCGCGGCAGGTAGAACTTGACAAACGCGTGCAGCACGTCCGCACGTTCGAACAGCAGCGCGACGGCGGCAATATCTTCGCGGCGGGCCAGGTCGACACCCATCCAGCACGGCGCGCCGGCGAAGTCCTCGAGCCGCAGCGTGGGATCGGCGCACGCATCCCAGTCGGTCATCGACAGCCAGGTCTGGGCCGACTGCGCCCACTGCGAGCAGATCTTGACGCGGAACTCGCCCTCGAGGCCGCTCGTCTGCTGCGCGTCGTGGCAGTAGGACGTGACCCACTCGAGCGTCGGCGTCACGCCGAGCATCGGGTTCGCCTTCACCCAGACGCGCGCGTCGCGCCAGTCGTCGCCGTCGTCCAGCGTGAAAATGATCCCGAGGAAGTGATCGGCCTCGAACACCTGTTGCAGCACCTTGGTCAGCGTCGTGCGGAGCGCGTAGCCGACCGACAGCAAATCGTACCCGGCCGTCGTCGGGCACAACATCAGCGGGTTCGCGCGCGCGCCCTGCGCGCTTTTCAGCACGTCGTGCAGCCCGAACTTCTGCGCGTGCGACTCGTCGAGCACGATGCAGCTCGGGTTCAGGCCGTCCTGCGTCGACGCCTTCGCGTTCACCGGTCGGATGCTGCCGTCGGTCGTGATGATGGCGTTGGCCAGCGCGCGCGCGCCGAGCTGCCGCAGGATCGGCGACCGCTCCACCATCTTCGCGGCGATGCCGAACACGATGCGCGCCTGGCTGCCCGTGGTCGCCCCGCACACGACCGACGCGCCGGGCTCCTGTTCCTTCAACAGGTGGAACAGCGCGACGCCCGCCATCAGCGTCGACTTCGCCGCCTTGCGCCCGACCTCGAAATACAGCAGCGTGAATCGCCGCCGGGCCGGCGCCGCGCGATGCCGCCACCCGAACAGGCTGCAGACGAGGAACAGCTGGCACGGCTCGAGGTGGATCGTCTCGGTCTGCCACCGGCCCTCGACGTGCGGCAACTGCTCGAGGAACGTGCACGCCTCGACGGCGTGCGCGTCCGACCAGGTGTAGGCCCACGCGTCGTCGGTCGCCGCCCGCACCGTGTCCCGGTCCTGCCGCGCGCAGGCCAGCCGCACCCACTGGCAGGCCGTCTGGCGGCCGCTCAGGACGTCGGCCACGTACTGGCGGGCCACCCCCACGTAATCGCGTCCTGAGCCCACCAGGACGGGCGCCGCACCCCGCCGCGACCGCGGCTTCGACCGGCGCCGATACGGGTCCAAATACCCCCGCCGCGCCTTCTCGGCGTCCGAGACCCGCGGCCGGCCGCCTTTGTTGCGTTTGGGCCGTTTTTGGCCGACTTTATGCGGTTTAGTGGGTGACAAAGTCCGAC